CATTATGACAAAAGTCAAAGAAATGCCTCAACCGGCAGCATCAGAAGATGTAAAAGAGTTATCAAAAGAAGAAATTGCAAAGCGTAAGCAAGAAGTTTCTAATTTCTATAAAGAAAATATTAAACATCTTAAAGTACAAAAAGAATATGAGGGATTACTAACTGATATTGAAGAGCTTAGAGCTAAAAGGTTACAGGCTCAAATGTTTCTTGCACAAACATATCAGCAGATGGAAGATAAAGAAGGTCCATCCCAAGCATCAGAAGACTTTGAAAAGATGAAAGATGAAGCGGGTTTAAAGAAAACTTTAAAACGTAATTCATGAATTTAATTAAAAAAGGATCAAAAGGTGATGATGTAAGCAGACTTCAAAGTATTTTAAAAATATCAGTTGATGGTCATTTTGGATCACAAACAGAGAAAGCAGTGATAGCTTTTCAGTTAGCAAGAGATTTAAAACCAGACGGAATAGTAGGTAATCAAACATGGGGTCTACTATTACATGGTCACAACTTGCCTGATACAGGTATTGCAGAAGACACAGATACTAATTCACAATTTTTTGAAACAAAGTTTGGTCAAAAAATCCACAGGCACTATTTAAGTAAAGGTGAATATTTAGTTAATAAACCTGGAAGGAATGAATATTTTTTTCTGCATCATACAGCTGGTGGATCAGATCCATATAGATGTATAGATAATTGGAATAGAGATAGTAGAGGGCGTGTTGCAACAGAATTTGTTTTGGGAGGGCAGAATTATAGAAACGGAGATGATGAACATGACGGTATTATGGTACAAGCATTTCCTGAAACTGGTTATGGTTGGCATTTAGGAAAGACAGGTTCTGGTTATATGAATAGACATTCTATTGGTATAGAAATATGCTCAATAGGCTATTTAGATAATGAGCATAAAAGTTATGTTGGAAGGAAAGCTGTTGAATCACAAGTAATTGAACTAGAAATTCCTTTTAGAAGAAAGAAGTTTTGGCATAAATATTCTGATAAACAGATTGAGCAAGTTGAATTACTTATAAAGTACATACAAGAAAGAGATCAAATAGATATGAGAATTGGTCTACAACAATGGATTAAAAAATATGGTCCTGTAAAAGCATTTGATTTTTACCAGGATGCGTGTGATGGAAAAGTAAAAGGTTTATTATCACATACTAATGTTAGAAAAACTAAAATGGATGTATATCCAGATCCTAGACTTGTAGACGTTATAATGAGTTTATAATGGCAGTAGTAAATAGAGTAGAACAAAAAGTAAAGATTAATTTACAGCAAATAATTAAGTATCAGATACTTATGTATTGTTTTTTTAATGATATTCATATTAGTAAGTCAGAGTTAGATTTATTGGCTGAGCTATCACAGAATGCTGGAGTTGAATTGCCTATTTTTTGCAAGAATGTTACTGAAAAGAAAATATTTAAAAGTGAACAATCAGCAAGAAATGCAATTAGTAAAGCAGAGAAAAAGAATCTACTGACTAAAGAGGGTAAAAATAAAAAGAATATTTATATAGCAGAAGACATGAATATACAATCAGAAGGTCTTGTACTATTAGATATTAAAATATTAGGTGGTGAAGAGTATGTATACTAAAAAATTAAGATGTGAAACCAAAAAATCATAATTACTTTAAAGAAGGTATAGCTGATGAAGTTGGTGTACATAAAGAAGTGGTGGATGATTTTGTAACATATTATTATGCACAGGTAAGAAAAGCACTATCTAATATGAAAGCTGTAAATATTTATATTGACGGTCTTGGTACTTTTTCAATGAAAAAAAATAAGGTTGAAAAAGCAATTAAAAGAAATAAAAGCATTTTAGGCAATCTTAAAAAGAGAACTTATAATGGTATGGAAAAGACACATGCTGTTAATAATAAATTAGAAATGCAAGAGAATGCATTAACCATGATTGAAGAAGCAATTAAAGAAAAAAATAAATTCAAGCAGAGTAAAAATGAAGCTTAATCAATTTTTGGGTGCGTTTAGAAATCCATTAGAAATAGTGGAAGGTATAAATAATAGGATCTTTAAAAAAGAACATGTTGAAGCAGAAGCAGCCCTAAGATGGACTATATGTAAAAAGTGTCCACATTTAGATAATGATGGAGGAAATTGTTTAGTACCAGGAACACAACCATGTTGTAGTAAATGTGGTTGTAGCTTAAGTCTTAAAACAAGAAGTTTATCTTCTGATTGTCCTGATAATAGATGGAAGGCTTTAGTTACAGAAGAACAAGAAGATATAATAAATGAACAAATAGAAAATAATAATGGGTCTAATATTTAAAGAAGAAGGTCATATATATCAAAGCACTGGTAAAGAAAATATACAATGGACTAGTGTTACATCTTTTATTGGTATGTTTAAACCAAAGTTTGATGCTAAAGCTCAAGCTTCAAAATCATGTAAAAATAAAAGATCTAAGTGGTATGGTATGAAACCTAAAGAAATTTTAGATGCATGGGATAATGAATCTAAAAGAGCAATTAAACTAGGAAACTTTTATCATGATCAAAGAGAAGCAGATTTATTAAACTTTAAAACTATAGAAAGATCAGGTGTAGAGGTACCAATTATAAGACCATTATTTGATGAAGAATCAGGAGATAAAATAGCACCAGAACAAAAGCTATTAGATGGTGTATATCCTGAACATTTTGTTTATTTAAATTCCATGGGGATATGTGGTCAAGCAGATTTGGTTGAGATTGTTAATGGTGTTGTGAATATTACTGATTACAAGACAAATAAAGAAATCAAAACTAAAGGATTTACAAACTGGGAAGGTATTACTAATAAAATGTATAATCCAATTTCTCATCTAGATGATTGTAATTTTAATCATTATGCATTACAAATGTCAATTTATCTGTATATTGTATTAAGACACAACCCTAAGTTAAAACCAGGTAAACTTACATTACAGCATGTAAAGTTTAAACAATTAGGTAAAGATAAAAATGGCTATCCAATAAACGAGCACATAGATGGTGAACCTGTTTTAGAAGAAGTTATTATGTATGAAGTACCTTATCTGAAAGCTGAAGTAAAAACATTAATTAACTGGTTAAAAAATAAATAATATGCCTAATTTTTTAAGATGTACACAAGTAAGAAAGTCTATAGAGTATAGTACTCCTACGGGACAAGATCAAATACCACCTGAACCTATGGTGCAAGTTGAATGTAGTTATCAAAATATACCAGGTCAATATTTACTTAATCTTGATCAAGTAGTTGCTTTTCAAAGAGATTTTAATCAACAATCACAGAACTATGAAAATAATATAATACAGGTAAGTGTTGGAGCAACTTCAGTACTTGTCAGGTTGACTAGAGCAGCTTTTATAAGTAAATTGCAACAACTACCTAACTTTAATGAAATAACATGATAGTAAAGTTATTTGACATACAAAATTCAGAACTAATACCTACTGAACATTGTTATGCTTTAGATTTTTTAAAGTCTATAATGGAAGAGTATCCGGATAGTTATTTGAGTATATATAAATATTTATTTTACATGACTTGTCCCAGTCCGGATATGAATCCTTTTTTTCATTTACCAGAAAATGATAAAGAAGAAATTATTATTGAAGAGGTTGGATTAGAAGATTCAGTAGAAGATCCTAAAATAAAGTTTGCATTAGACAGGTGTGAAGCAATGTATGAATCACCTACACACAGGGCTTATCTTGGAATTAAGAAGGCTTTAGACAATATGGCTACATATATGGCTAATACACAAATAACTGATGGTAGAGACGGTAATATAAGTCAAATAAGAGCTGTAGCAAAAGACTTTGATGCTATTAGACAGTCATTCAAGGGTGCGTATAAAGATTTACAAGATGAACAACAGACATCTGTAAGAGGTGGACAAGGTTTAGCATATGATCAAATGTAATTATGAAACATATAACTACCCATCCAATTAAAAAATCAGACTTAGGCTTCCATGGAAATCTATTTGGTGGAAAACTTTTAGCATGGTTAGATGCAGCCGCAGCTAGTTTTGCAACTGAAGTATGTGATACACCTAGAATGGTAACTAAAGCAATAAACAAATGTGTATTTAATAAACCAGCAAAAGAAGGTCAACTATTAAAGCTTTACGGAGAAGTTGTATCTATTGGTAAGTCAAGCATTGAATTAAGTATACAAGCAAGAAGTCATAGTGTATATGATGGACATCAAAGAATTATACTTACAACAAATATGTTTTTTGTAAGAATAGATGAACAAGGTGATCCTATACCAATATCAAATAAAGTAAAAGAAAAACACCAGAAACATGTCACAAAAGATTAAGAAAATACCATCTTATTATATAGGTAAATATCATGGATATGAGGCAAGAAAAGTAGTAGAAGATTTTGACTTGTCATATAATACTGGTACAGCTGTTAGTTATTTACTGAGAGCAAACAATAAACACAAGAAACCGCAAGAGTGTATTGAGAAAGCTATACATCACTTGCAGTTTGAACTAGATAAATTAAAATTAAAACAAAAATAGATATGGCAAATATTAAATTAATTTCTGCATTACATGCGCAAGCAACTGCAGACAAAGAAAAAGCTATTATGGCTTTAGACTTACTAATAAACTCAGGGGTTGGAGTGGGTGATCACACAGCTGATGATGTTATGAAAGACGCAACAAAAGCATTAGAGTTATTATGTGAGGCTGAAGATAAAATTGCAACTATAGAAACATACTTTATTGAATCAGAAGAATCAGAAGATTAAATAATTATTAATTAAAATCAATATTAAGATGAAAGTAATACCAGTAGGAAGAAAGATCCTAGTTAAACCACAAGAAGCATCATCATATTTTAAAGGAACTACAATACTTATACCCGAATCTCAACGCAAGCAAGAAGCAAAAGGGGTTGTAGCTGGGGTAGGAAGTGGAGTTGCACAAATAAAACCAAAAGATGTTGTACAATACAGTGATAGTGCTGCAGTTATTAAAATGCAACATGATGGTGAAGAACATTATTTAATTAATGAAGGAGATGTATTTGCTATTCTAAAAGAGTAATGAGAAACATACCTACATATGACAATGGGCAATGGTTAAAAACTTCATTTACGGATGAAGAGTTTAAATCTTTTTTACTTAGTATATTTAAAGAACCTGGCAACTATGAGTTTGATGAAACATCTTATAAGTTTAATCAAGAAGCTAGAATATTTAATGATAAAGGTTTTTATTGTGATAAACCTTTTAGATCAAAAGACTTTATTAAATATTGGAATGATGAAAAAGATAAATGTAGAGAAGGTGTAATATATAAAGTAAAAGATAAAACTTGGTATCTTACCAGAGATTATTATATGTGGTTGAACTTCTTACCTATTTTTGACAAAGAAGAAAAGAAATACGGATTTGCTAAAGTAAGAGATGCTCAATATCATATGGCACTTTATGAAATATTAGCAGAACTACATAATAAACACTGTGCAATATTTAAGAAAAGACAGATTGCAAGTTCATACTTTCATATGGGTAAAATCATAAACCAATACTGGTTTGAATCAGGAAGTGTTTGTAAAATAGGAGCATCATTAAAAGACTATATCAATGATAAAGGATCTTGGAAGTTTTTAGATGAATATAAAGATTTTTTAAATGAACATACTGCTTGGTATAGACCTAGTAATCCAGAAAAAGTTTTACTTTGGCAACAACAGATAGAAGTCAAGGTTGGAAACAGAAAAACAAAGAGAGGTTTAAAATCTAAGATCCAGGGTGCATCTTTTGAAAAGAATGCTACTACTGGTGTTGGTGGACCTACAACATATTTCTTTCATGAAGAGGCTGGTATTGCACCTAAGATGATGGATACATATGAATACTTAAGACCAGCAATGTCATCAGGTATGCTGACTACTGGTGTATTTATTGCAGCTGGATCTGTGGGTGATTTAGATCAATGTAATCCATTAAAAGAAATGATTCTAAATCCAACAGTAAATGATATATATGCTGTTGAGACTAACCTTCTTGATGCAGATGGGACTATAGGTTTATCTGGATTATTTATACCGGAGCAATGGTCAATGCCTCCTCATATTGATGAGTATGGCAATTCTAAAATAGAGCAAGCTTTAGAAGCAATATTTAATGAAAGACAAAAGTGGAAAGATGAATTGAACCCAGAACAATATCAATTGCGTATATCTCAGAAACCAACTAACATTGCAGAAGGTTTTGCTTATAGAAAAGAATCAATATTTCCACAAGGATTATTATCTAAACAACTTAAAAGAATAGAAGAGAAGGAATATTCATATGATCATATAGAATTAGAAAGAGATGAATCTGGTATAGTTGCAAAAAGATCAAATAAATTACCTATATCAAAGTTTCCAGTAAATAAAAAACAAGTTGATAAAACTGCTGTTTTAGTTGTATGGGAGAAGCCTGTAAAGAATCCTGAATTTGGTACTTACTATGCATCTATTGACCCTGTATCAGAAGGTAAAACCACAACGTCAGATTCATTATGTAGTATATTTGTATACAAAAATCCAGTTGAGGTTACAAGAGAAACATCAAATGGACTTGAAACATTTATAGAAAGAGATAAGATTGTTGCTTCATGGTGTGGTAGATATGATGATATTAATAAAACCCATGAACAATTAGAAAAAATTATAGAATGGTACAACGCCTGGACAGTAGTGGAGAATAATATCTCACTATTTATACAACATATGATAGCAAGAAGGAAGCAAAAATATCTTGTACCAAAACAGCAAATTTTATTTTTAAAAGATCTTGGTTCTAATAGAACAGTATATCAAGAATACGGATGGAAGAATACAGGAACTTTATTTAAAAATCACTTAATATCCTACGGTTTAGAATTCTTAAGAGAAGTTACTGATGAAGAAACTGATCAAAATGGAGAAGTTATAAATCAAACTTTTGGAGTTGAAAGAATACCAGATCCTATGTTAATAAAAGAAATGCTAGCCTATTTCCCTGGCCTTAACGTGGATAGAATGGTTTCATTTTGTGCACTAATTGCATTTGCAAAGGTTCAGCAGTCAAATAGAGGTTATAGTAAAAGACGTGAATCTGATACGGTAAAACCCTTGGATAATTCCCAAAATTTGTTTAAATTAAAGTATAGTCCGTTTAGTAATATTGGACGAAAGAGTAGTAAAACAAGTATTAAGAAAAAAAGATCAGGATTTAAAAACTTTAGATAATGAGATATTATTCAACATCTACAAGTAAAAAGAGTTATATTTATATATATACTACAACTGATAAGAATGAGTCAATTACTTATACCATAAGGATATAAATATGAGAGTATTAAATGCAATGCAACTAAAGAGTGGAGCTAAAGGTGAAGGATACCCAACCTCATCTAGTCTTACACAACCTATTCAGTTTTTACCAGCTAAAAAGAAAGATGATGATTGGAGAGCTTGGAATATGGATTGGTTAGAGCTTCAAGGATTAGAGTTTTTAAGGTTAAACGCAAGAAGGTTGCTTAAAAACTATAAGCTTGCAAAAGGTATTATAGATAAAACTGATTACATTGTTGAGGAAGACAATGAGTACAAAGATTTGATGGATGTACTAACTAAAGAGGATAACTCTGCTTTAGAACTCAAGTTTTATCCAATTATACCTAATGTTATAAATGTACTATCTGGTGAATTTTCTAAACGTTATTCAAAAGTTCAATTCAGAGCTGTAGATGATTTGTCATATAATGAGATGTTAGAGGCAAAAAGAATGCAAGTAGAAGAAAATCTGCTAGCAGATGCTGAAGCTAAACTTATTGCCAAGATGATAGAGATGGGAATGGACCCATCATCAGAAGAAGCAAAACAACAAATGTCTCCTGAAGCAGTTAGGTCTTTACCTGAAATAGAAGACTTCTTTTCTAAAGACTATAGAAGTTTAGTTGAGGAGTGGGCTTCACATCAAACAAACGTTGATGAAGAAAGATTTAAATTCCAAGAACTAGAAGAAAGAGCATTTAGAGATATGCTTATTAGTGATAGAGAGTTTTGGCACTTCCGTATGTTAGAAGATGACTATGATGTAGAACTATGGAATCCAGTACTTACATTTTATCAAAAGTCTCCTGATACAAGGTATATATCAGATTCTAATTTTGTTGGTAAGATTGATTTAATGACTGTATCAGATGTTATAGATAAGTATGGTTATCTTATGACAAAAGATCAATTAGAATCTCTTCAAAAGATTTATCCTGCCAGATCAGCAATGTATCAAGTTAATGGTTACCAAAATGACGGTGCTTACTATGATCCATCTAGATCTCATAAATGGAATACAAACATGCCTGGTCTTGCTTATAGACAATATGCAAGTAACTGGTCAAATGATCCTGCAAAAGGAGGTGATGTAATTAGTTCAATATTGAATGAAGGAGAAGATGTATCATCATGGGGTGAAGGAGAACTGATGAGAGTAACTACATCTTATTGGAAAACACAAAGAAAAGTAGGTCACTTGACTAAGATTGAGACTGATGGTACAATAACTCAAGAGATTGTAGATGAAACATTTAAAGTTACTATAAAACCATTATATGATACTTCTATATTCAAAAATAAAAATAGAGAGAATTTATTAGAAGGTGAACATATAGACTGGTTTTGGATTAATGAAGTATGGGGTGGTGTCAAAGTTGGACCAAATTTGCCAGCAATGTGGAAGAGTAATATGTCTGCTGATAATATAAATCCAATATATCTTGGTATAGATAGAACTAAACCGGGAAGACTACCTTTTCAATTTAAAGGTAATGAGACACTATATGGTTGTAAATTGCCTGTAGAAGGTAGAGTATTCTCAGATAGAAATACAAGGTCAACTTCTTTAGTAGATCTAATGAAAGCCTATCAAGTTGGATACAACATGGTAAATAATCAAATAGCTGACATTCTAGTAGATGAATTAGGGACTGTTATTATGTTTGACCAGAACGCATTACCACGTCATTCTATGGGTGAAGATTGGGGTAAATCAAATTATGCTAAAGCTTGGACAGCAATGAAAGATTTTAGCATGTTACCTTTGGATACATCTATTACTAACACAGAGAATGCTACAAACTTTAATCATTATCAAACTCTAAACATGGAGCAGACTAATAGATTAATGTCTAGAATTCAATTGGCTAATTATTTTAAACAACAATGTTTTGATGCTATTGGAATTAATCCACAACGTTTGGGTGCGCCTATTGGTCAAGAAACAGCAACAGGAGTTGTTCAAGCACTTAACCAGTCATATGCACAAACGGAAACTTATTTTACTCAGCACTCAGATAACTTAATGCCTAGAGTACATCAAATGAGAACTGACTTAGCTCAGTTTTACTATAGCACTAACCCAAGTGTAAGACTATCTTATATATCATCTGAAGCAGAAAAAGTAAACTTTACAATAAATGGCACAGATCTTTTGATGAGAGATTTTAACATTTTCTGTACAACTAAGACTAATCATAGACAGACGTTAGAGCAGTTGAAACAATTAGCTATGACTAATAATACATCTGGTGCTACTATTTATGATTTAGGAAATATAATAAAAGCAGATAGTATTGCTGAGGTATCAGATATACTTAAGGATGCTGAAGGTAAACAAACTGCTCAGAGACAACAAGAAATGCAGCAACAACAGCAGATGCAGCAAGAACAGATCCAAGCTAAGCAGCAAGAAGAACAAATGAAACTTCAGTTTGAGCAGCAAGAAAATGAAAAAGAAAGACAGAAAGATGTAATGGTTGCAGAAATCAGGGCTTCTGGTTATGGTTCTATGCAAGACATTAACCAAAATATGCAGTCAGACTTTAAGGATAATATGGATGATATTAGAAAAAGATCTGAATATAGGGAGACTATGAACTTTAAGAGACAAGAGTCTGCTACTAAGAATGCAATACAAACCCAAAAGATGGATATAGAGCGTGAAAAACTTTCTACTCAAAGAGATATTGCTACTAAACAGTTAGAAATAGCAAGAGAAAATAAGAACAAGTATGATGTAAAGGGTGGAGATAAAATTGCAAAAGACAAAAAAAAGAAGTAAATTATAACTAAAAGAAGTTTAAAATGAATACAATATTACAAGATATACTAGGATTATTTACAAGAAAAAAAATAATCACTAGTAAACAGTTAAAAGATAATGACTATCTGGCTGTAGCAGAAATCAAAGGAAGAAGTGTAGGTGTACCATCAGAAAGAGATGTTAGATTAATTAAAGCATCTGATCTTGTCCCAGCTCCAGAACAAAAAGTTTATGACACAAGTATATCAAGTTCACCTAGTATAACACTTAATTTAAATGATTCTGATTATTTCTTTGTTAATCTGGCAGGGGTATTAAATCAGTATTCAACTGGTAGTCCTTATGCAAATGATATTACTGTTACTTTACTTCCAACAACAACAGGAAGTTTTATAGGTACAAAACAAATTATTATTTTTAATTCAGATAAATGGACAGGTACTTGGGACTGGGCAAATGTTAGTTGGACTAATTCTGTTGATCCTGTATGGACTAGTAGTGAATTTGGTAAATACGATGTTGTTACAATAACAGGGCTTGCTCCTTCTAGTGGTAAATATTTCGGTGCTGCTTCAGTTAATCATGCACCATAAAATAATTTAAAATGAAAATACCTTTTGCATTTTGGGGTCAAGCAGAAAGTGACCTTCCTATTGTTGCTGGACTTAAAGTTTTAAGCACAGACCTTACAGAAGCTGAGTTACGATTTACATTAGTTGATTCAGGAAAGAATGAACCTGTTTATGCCTATGGCATAGTGTATTCTAAAACAGATCCTAAAGTTACACTAGATACTCCAGGTGCTCAAGTAAGTCCTATTGGTACCAACTTTCCCGGTACACTTCCGGTCACAAACACACACACTGTTACTGGGTTAGATAACACTTCTACATATTACTTTAGAGTTTTTGCAACAAATAATCAAGGACAACCTCAAGAAGAAAATACTTTCTATTCAAATACTGCAACAGGAGAAACGGCATGGGATGCTTTCACATTTGAATATAACTATAATTATGTAACTAATATACCACTTAGCGATGGAGGTAATCCAGATGCTCTTTATGCAAATCTGGGTAGAGTAAGTGGTACTGTTGGAGCAGATGTTTTTTCCTATAACTTAACATCTACTGGAAGTCAACAAGTAGCTGTAGACAAAGGATTAGGTACAAATGCAGTCAAATATAAAGTAGAAGATGAAAGCACAGGGGCACTAATTACTAAAGGAAGCTTTACGCAAGAAAGTGGTTATAGTAATATATTACTAGATAAAAGTATAGTTCCTACAGGTACACAAAAAATTTTAGTGACAATTGCACATGATAATACTGTTCCTAATAGCTCTTTTAATAACTATAGATGTGGCGAAGAAGGAAGTAAAGCAGCAATAAGAGTAAGAAGATGGGGCCCTGCAAAATGGAAGATTTGGGATTACATGTTTGAAGGATCAAATGATAATAGGGTAAATCCAGGAAACAATGATCCAGGTATTGGTACTCCAGTAGATATTCCAGATTTATCAGAATGTGTAAGCTGGCAATCTGCTTTTAGGTTTAATCAACAAGCATGGTCAGGAGATAATTCAAATGAACAAAAACTTGGTGACTATGATCTAAGCAATATAAAAATTGCTTTGGAAACATTTAAAGGTAGTAATGTATGTGGTTTAAATGTATCTGCAACAACCAAACCTTTAAAAGATGCAAACTGGGACAACTGTCAAGTATTTGATCAATGTTTTGATTCTGAAGGTGAAGGTCTTCAGTTTAATCAAACTAAATTAGATGTAAGCGGATGGACCTTTAATCAAAATAGTGATGTCATTAGTATGTTTAAAATGTTTTTTGATCACGCGATTGGTCAAGGTGACATTAATTACCAAATGGGATTAGCAAACTGGGATGTTAGTAATGTCCTTAATTTTGAAAGCTTTTTGCACAATGGATATGAGTTTAAAGAAGACCTAGGTTCTTGGGATGTTAGCACAGCCGTTAGTATGAAAAGAATGTTTACTAATTCTTTCAGGGTTAATTTTGATGCTTCAAGTTGGGTAGTAGCTCAGGTTTCAGATTATTCAAGTTTCTCTGCTTCTGCAAATTCATGGGTATTACCTCAACCACCATTTCCATTTATAGCTACTAATAGTAATATAGAACAAGCTATAACTGATACACTTGCTGTAGATCCAACTGGTAACACTGCTGTTGCTCCTTATGGTGCAATATCAACATGGAACACTTCCGGTATTACTGATATGTCAGACTTATTTGAGGATAAAACTCAATTTAATGCAGATATAAGTAACTGGAATGTAAGCAATGTAACTGACATGAGCGGTATGTTTGATGACTGTGCTGCATTCAATCAAGATATTGGTGGATGGGACACTGGTAATGTAACCACTATGAATAGAATGTTTTGGGATTGTGCTGCATTTAATCAAGACTTAAGTGGTTGGGATATTAGTAGTTTAGTAGATCCACCGTCGTCAGAAAGTTATAACGATGCATTAAAAGAAACATTTAGAGGAGCAACTTCATTTAATACAAGTTTAAATGGTTGGGTATTACCTCCTACTGTAGTACGCTTGCAAGGTACTTTTGCTAATTCAGGTTATAACGCACCTTTAGATCAATGGGATGTAAGTAACATAACACGTATGTTACAAGTTTTTGAAGTTAGTACATTTAACCAGGATATAACAGGATGGGATGTAAGTAATGTGACTTCTATGGGTGGTATGTTTAAATTTAACACAGCATTTAACCAAGAAATTGGTAACTGGGATGTAAGCAGTCTTGAAAGTACTAATGGTATGTTTTATGGTGCTACTGCATTCAATAAGTCATTAGCTAACTGGAATGCTCCTAATCTTTCACAAATAGGGGAAATGTTTAGACAGTCTAACTTTAATCAACCTTTACCGGATTTAACTCTTGCAGATGATCATAGAGGTATATTTTATAATAACACTCAATTTAATCAAGACATAAGCGGATGGGATGTGAGTGGCGTTACACTATTTTTCTATACGTTTAGAGGAGCTACATCATTTAATCAAGATATTAGTAATTGGGATGTTAGTAGTTGTATTGTTTTTGAAAACATGTTTAGAAGTGCAACTTCATTTCAACAAAACTTAGCAGGCTGGGCACCAACAGCTACCAATAATAGTGCTGCTAACTTTATGACCGGTATAACATTGACTACTACAAACTATGATGCATTATTAATAGCATGGGCAGCTAATTTAGACAGTGCATATCCAGGAGGAGTAGGATATACTAACACACCAACTTTTGGTTTTGGTAACTCAGTACATACTACAGGAGGTCCTGCAGAAGCAGCTAAAAATGAACTGATAAACACATTTAACTGGACAATAACGGATGGTAATCCATAAAATTTAATACTATGTCAAACGTAAGACTTTCTAAACCTTCAGAAAAAACCTGGTTCATTGGCTGGGATGGTGTAGGTAATCAAATAAAAACTTATGGTGCTTGTGATGTAACTCAAACACTAAGATCTCCTTGGACAGAAATAGATTTCTATACAGATGAAGATGAGTGGAAGAAAGCACTAGAAGATAATAATATAGTACTAGAAACAGAAGATACTATAGTAGAAGAATAGCGTTAGCTATATACTGCACAAAAAAAGATATTTGAATAAAATTTATTAAGTTTATTTAAAAATATATACGTATATTATATGTGTAGATAATTTATTAACTATAAAACCAATAAAAATGAGTGATAATAATAGCACTATGGATAGCAAAGTAGAGGCAAATGTTGAAGTAAATCTTGATGAGATTTTCAATGGAGCACCTACAGCATCCGAAGTAACAGTTCCCGCAGAAGGAGCAGAAAAGAAAAATAGCATATTTTCTAAACCCAAAAGGGAGGCAGATATGTCATTTACAGAAAAAGAAGTAGAAAAGACTACTGATTTAAATGTAGAAACAGCAGAAGAAAAAGAACCTGCTGAAGTAATAAAAGAAGCAGAAACTAAAGAAGTTACTGCTGAAGCTAAAGAAGAAGCTTCTGATGTACTAGATTCTTTGATAGAAGAGAGTGATGAAGAAGCAAAACCGGAAGTAAAAGAAAAGAAAAAAGAAACAAGAGGGCGCAAGTCTATAAGTGGTATAAGTGATGTGTTTTCAAAACTTATAAAAGATGACAAGATTGTTCCTTTTGATGATGACAAATCTTTAGAAGAGTATTCTACTAAAGATTGGGAGGAGTTAATAGAAGCTAACTTAGAAGAAAAAGCAAGACAAGTTAGAAGTGAAACTCCAAAACAGTTCTTTGACAGTTTGCCAAAAGAACTCCAAGTAGCAGCACGATATGTTGCTGAAGGAGGACAAGACTTAAAGGGTTTATTTCAAACTCTTGCACAAACCGAGGAAACTAGAACTTTAGATGTTAAAAAGGAAAGGGACCAGGAAAGAATTATTGTAGACTATTTATCTGCTACAGGTTATGGAACAGAAAAAGAAATAGCAGAAGAAATAGAAATTTGGAAAGATCTTGGAAAGCTTGAACAACAAGCTAAAAAGTTCAAACCGAAATTGGATAAGATGCAAGAAAAAGTTGTTGCACAAAAATTGCAGCAACAAGAACTTAAACGTAAGCAGCAAGAACAAGCTTCACAAACGTATATGCAAAGTGTATATAATACGTTAAAGGAAGGGAAAGTTAATGATATTAAAATTGACAGAAAAGTTCAATCAATGCTATATAACGGATTAGTTCAACCAAACTATCCTTCAGTTAGTGGAAAGAATACAAATCTACTAGGACACCTATTAGAAAAGTATCAGTTTGTAGAACCAAACTATCCAATTATAGCTGAAGCATTATGGTTACTTGCAGATCCAAATGGATACAAGACTAAAATAATGGAAAAGGGTGCTCAAACAGCAGTTGAAAAAACTGTAAGAAAATTAAAAACTGAGCAAGCAAATAGTGGAGGAAGTTCACTAGGGGTACAACAAAGAGAAAAAGAAACAGTAAGAACCTCCAAAAAGAAAATTGCTAGACCTAATAACATTTTTAAAAGATATTAAAAGAATATATATATAAACAACAATTAATTATTAATCAATAAAAAAAAGAAAACAATTATGGCAACTCCAGTTTTAAACAATGGAATTTTCCTAAGAGATACAAGCTACAAAGCTAGCTCTCACGTGGATTCTTATCACCTTACCCAGATGCTTGGTTCTGCTGAGCCTATGGATATGGGACCAGTTGATTTATGGGCAATGACTCAAAAAGTTGAAATGCCTTTATATCAAATGGCTTCCTTTGGTGGAAAGAATACAATTGAAGTAGACAATGCTAGAGGTGAGTACAAATGGCAAACTCCAGTAGCACAGGACCTTCCGTTCTGTGTAGGTAACATTGAATCATCTGAAGAATTAGGTGCTGATGGTGTAACCTTCAAAATTAAATTATCTAAACGTTCTTTTGGACATGGTGATATTATCACTTATGACAAATATAACGGTTTAGAATTATA